TTTTGCAGTCCAAAAGCTAATATTAAGAGTTACCTCAGAAAACAAACACAGAATTCTATGTGTTAGAAAAGTAGCCACCACATTAAGAAACTCAATCTATCAATTGGTGATTGATAAACTTATCGAATACGAAATCTATTCAGAGTTTACCATCAACAAATCGGAAATGAGATTTACACACAATCCAACAGGCAATGAAATATTGTGTGCAGGAATGGATGACCCTGAGAAAATTAAATCTATTGCCGGGATAACATCAGTTTGGTGTGAAGAAGCCACCGAGTTAGACGAATTAGACTTTAATCAGTTAGAGTTAAGGGTAAGAGGCGAAACAAGCACTTACAAGCAATTTATTATAACATTCAATCCAATAAGTGAACAACATTGGTTGAAAAAAAGGTTTTTTGATAACCAAGATAGCGAAACTTACATACTTAACACCACATACAAAGACAATTCATTCTTAGACAAGGATTACATCCATCATCTGCAAGAAAGAGTTAAGGCGAACCCAAATCTATACAAAGTTTATGTTTTAGGTGAGTGGGGAAAAGTAGATTTTGGAGGTGAGTTCCTAAAAAGTTGGAGTACAATAAAACACACATCAATAGTTGCTTATGATCCATCCTTAGCCATTTGGCTTTCATTCGATGAAAACGTAAATCCTTATTTTCCTTGTGGCATATTCCAAGTTAGTGATGAGAATGAAATAAGAATGATTGATTGCATAGCATTGAAGAACCCTGACAACACAACCAAAGCAATGGGTAGGGCAATATTAGCCAAATTAAGACAATGGAGGCATTCAGGATTTGTTTATGTTTGTGGTGATAGCACAAGCCAAAAAGATGATGTTAAGCAGGAGAAAGGATTTGACTTATTTAGGCTATTGATAAACGAATTAGACGAAGTTAAACCTATCCGCAGGGTTGCCAAATCAAACCCAAATGTAAGACCATCTGCCGACTTTTTCAATGCTATTTTAGATTACAATGAGCAAGGGATTAGCTTTGTTGCGGATGAAAGTTGCAGGGTTGCAATATTGGATTTTGAGAACACCAAAGAAGATAAAAATGGAAAGGTAGATAAAAAGACAGTTACAGACCCAGTTACCAAAGTAAGCTATCAGCCTTATGGCCACATAGTAGATTTAACAAGATACCTAATTACAACCGTATTCAGTAGTCAATATTCTAAATTCCAAACAGGATTAATCAAACCTTTTACAATTGTTGGCCGAGATGCAGAATACAAATCCACATCAAGATTTTAGTTACATAATTTGATTAAATAAAATAATTTGTTACAATTTTGCATTATGGCAAGATTTTTAAAGACCTCCGATTATTCTTCTATAATTCAAACGGTTGATTTAAACCAAATAACCGAGAATGTAGTTCAGAACTTGTATGATAGTGAAGTAAAGGCTATCAGTAGAATGAGGACAAAATTAGTCCAAAGGTACATGGTTGACATTGAACTTGGAACGATGGATGCCTATTCAGCAGCAAAGCATTACAGGACGAGAGATAGAGTAATTGCAGGAGAAACAATAACCCACGTTAATGACTTTAACAGATGGGATAAAACAACAACTTATGCAATTAACGACATTGTTACAGATGACAATGGTTATGTTTATACAGCGATTGCAGCAAGTCAAAATCAAGTATTAACATTGACTGCTTATTGGTCAAAAATGATAAACATTGCAACATCCAACGCTACTTATTGGACAGTTGGAGATAATCGTTATCCTATGTTTGTGGAGTTGGCAATGGATATGACACTTTACAACTTACACGCAAGGATTAACCCACGCAACATTCCTGAATTAAGAATTGAACGCAACAGAGAAGCATTAGACCAATTAGACAGATGGGCAAGTGGAACAGATACAGCAGAAGTGCTTAATATAAACACAACAGACAGCGAGGGATTTAGTATAAGAACCGGAAACAGCTTGGATAAACAAAATAATTTTTTCATATAATGGCTTGGTACGACATATTTAATTTTAGCAAACCTCAGCCACAAAAGGCTAACATCCGTAAGACTATTGACTTTGAGCAGCAACTTCAAAGAGTAAGGCAGGATGCTCAAACATTTAACATAGCATTACAGGCGGCAGAAAGTCCAATGTACCCAAATAGATTTTTGTTAATGCAAACGTATCAACAGATTGTATTGGATGGGCAGGTGCAAAGTGCAATGTTGCAACGTAAGTCAAAAATACTTTGCAAAAAGTTTGTTGTTTGTGGACCAGATGGTGAAATGGATGAAGCCAAAACTGCTTACTTTAATCAAAAGTGGTTTTATGACTTTAGCAATTTAGCTTTAGATTCTATATTTTGGGGGTTTAGTTGTGTGCAATTCGGTCAGATAATTAACGACCAATATACATCAGTTGAGTTAATCCCACGCATCTATGTAGTGCCTGAATTTAGTTTAGTAAGAACAAACACAGCAACGGTTATTGAGGGCAAACACTTTGATGAGCCACCATACAATAATTGGTGCATTGGAGTAGGTGAGAAAAAGGATTTAGGTATTATGATGTACCTTGCACCTTATGTTATTTGGAAGAAAAATGCAATGGCAGCATGGGCAGAGTTTGCTGAGGTATTTGGCTCACCTATTAGAATAGGCAAGACAGATGTAAGAGATGAACTTACACGCAAAAACATGGAGAATATGCTCCGCAATATGGGAGTAGCTTCATGGGCAGTGTTAGACCTTAACGACAACATTGAGTTGATGCAGGCAAGCAGAACAGATGCTTATGCAGTATTTGATAAGATGGTAGAAAGATGCAATAGTGAGATTAGCAAAATAATCTTAGGTCAAACAGGCACAACAGACGAAAAAGCATACTCTGGCAGTGCAAATGTTCATGAAAACGTGGCGGATATGATTGCAAAGCAAGATACATTGAAAATGCAATTTGTTATCCAAAATCAGTTAGTTCCAATGATGATTAGAAACGGATTTGACTTGGCAGGATGTACTTTTAAATATGATGACAGCGAAACAATGCCATTAGCAGAACAAGCTAAGATAGATGCCTCATTTATGCCTTATGTAAAGTTTGAACACGAATATTTGGAACATAAATATGGGATTGAATTGATGGATGAAGAAATGGAAGTGGAAAAGGTTGCTAATAAACTAAAAAACCTATACAAATAAGTGTGTACTTTCTGCAACATAGGTAAGGAAGTTGATCCACCAACACCATTTGATGAAAATGATTTTAATCGTTTTGCAAATGATGTATGGATAGGGGCGATTAATACCGATATTTTGCCACAGGGTATTTATTTAAAAACAGCAACCTATTTAAAAGATGGAGTTGATTTAGCACCGATAGTTGACGAGGTATTGAAAACCGATTTACTAAATAATATTTATGTTTTTAGTGGTGCAAAAACGTATCAACAGACAAAAGCATTAACTTCTTTATTGGCAGTTCCTGAGTTTCAATCTAATTTCTATAAATTTAAGGAACAAGCAAAGACTATCTTTAATGTTTACAATGAAGATTATTTGCAAGCGGAATATCAAACAGCCAAAGCAAGTGCAAGGATGGGGGCAGAGTGGAAAAGAATTGAAGCGGATGCCGATGTGTTGCCAGTGCTAAAATATCAAACCGTTGGAGATGGTAGAGTAAGACCAACACACGCTGCATTAGATAATATAGTGCGACCAATAACGGATGCTTTTTGGAAAGAGTTTTATCCTCCTAACGGATGGAGATGTAGATGTACGGTTACGCAATTAGCAGCAGATGACGAGCCATTGACAGACATGGCAGGATTTAACCCACCTGATGATGTGCCACCATTATTTAGAATGAACACCGGGCAGGATGGGTACATATTTAAAGAAAGAGGTAAGGACAAACATCCTTACTTTGACATTGCCAAAGGAGATAAGGAAAATGCTAAGAAAAATTGGAATTTACCTATTTTAGTATAGATATTTGTAAAATTGTTTTAAAAAAAATATGGAAAATATTATAAAAGGCATAATGTGCATAAGTTTAAAAGAAATAAAACAAAAATATCCAAATGGGTTTGATTACTTATTAAGCAAAAAAGGAACATCAATTGTGATAAATGGTTTTTATGTTGAATTAATTTGTAATAGAACAGGATATAAACTTATTTACGACCAAGACGATATTAAATATTTTGATATGCTTGTTAAATCAGAAAATATACAAACTGACGATGGCAAAGCAAAATAAATTCAATTTTAAGGGGATAGAAAAGAAAGCAAGAACTACTTTAGAGAATGCTATGGTAGAGATTGGAAACTCTGCCAAAAGTTTCTTTGTTGAGAATTTCAGAAAGCAGGGTTTTGACGATAAGAATGTAGAGAAGTGGCAGCCAAGAAAAAAAGCAGATAAAAGGGCAGGTAGAGCAATATTAGTAAAGACAGGAGATTTAAGGAGGTCAATAATTCGTAATCCTGCAAATAGAGCAGCGTTAAGTATAAAGATTAGCACAGATTTAGTTTATGCAGCAAGGCACAACGATGGATTAAAAGGAATGCCCAAAAGACAATTTATGGGTGATTCTTACAACCTCAACGAAAGGATAAAAAAAATAATTGTTAAACGATTAGACAAAACATTTAAGTAATGCAATTATCAATATACAACGATTTAAAACAAAGGATTAGCACATTAGTGGCACTTAAATATGTTGCACTATGGAATAATCAATTTGAACGTGAGGATGTAAACGTGCCATTTGGCTATCCTTGTTGCTTTATTGAGTTTGCAGATACATCTTATGTTGATGACCTTAATCTCAGACAAAGAGGAACATTGCAGGTAAATATTCATTTAGGATTTGAAAGCTACAAAACTGAGGACACCGACATCCTTCAACTAAAACAAGATTTAAACGAATTAATACATGGATGGAGTACACCTAACAACACCAAGTTTTTAAGGAGGTCAGAAACGCAAAATTTTGACCATA